GATGAGGGGTAGATGATTGATGCCCTTGTTTTTCCTGATGTGCGGGATGCGTTGTTTGACCTGATTGATGGTGTGACGCATGAGGGTGAGCCTGTCCGTGCCGTGTACCAGATCCCTGCCGACGACTACGGCGCTATCCAGGGTCCTTTTCCTGTCGCCCTGATTTATACGACGGGCGGGACCTTGGGTTTCGTGGATCGTGTGGACCGGGCAACGGTGGAGGTTTACGCACCGGGACAGCAGGCAGTGAACACGCTCGAATCCATTTTCGCGTCCATCATCGGCACCGACATTGAAACACCGTCCGGGCACCTTGACAGCATCGCGGCGGACATCATGCCCGTTGATGTTCCTTATCAGTCCGACACTTTGAACCGGGCTACGGGTTCCCTCCTGGTAACGTCCCGGCCCCTCTAAACCCCGTTCGGGGATCTAACAAAACTCTGAGCCCTTGAAAGGGGTTTATCACCATGCCTACATTCGCCACAATTCAGCAGGAAGCCGACAACCGGAACCTGATCCGCAAGATTCAGAAGGCCGTTGCCTTCATCGCTCCGACGACTGTTGAGCTGCCCGACACACTGTTCGCGGCTGGTTCCCTCGTGGACCTGAAGGCCCTCGGTTACTTGCCGGTGGGCCTTGTGACCCCGGACGGCTACGAGTTCGGGCGCGACGTGTCCAAGGAAGACGTTTCGGCACTCGGCTATGCGTCGCCGGTTCGTTCGGACATCACTGAGGTTGCCCGATCCGTGTCGATGACACTGCTGGAAACCGGACGCCGGCACATCCTGGAACTTACTTACGGCACGGACCTGTCCGCAGTGACCCAGGATCCGACTTCCGGTGAAGTTGTCTTCGACGAGCCTGACCTGCCCGTTGGCCAGGAGTACCGGCTGCTGGTTCTCGGCTCCGATGGTCCGGCTGCTGACAACTGGATTGTTGGCCGCGGCTACGGTTCGGTGAAGCTCGCCTCCACCGATTCCCAGACCTGGGGCACGGGTGACGCGGTGCAGCAGGCCCTCACGTTCGACGTCTTCACTGACTCCGAAATCGGCACCCCTGTACGCCACTACCTGGGCGGTACGGGCGCTGTGAAGAACAAGCTGGCGACTGGCTTTACTGCTGGCGTCTAGCCCTTAAGCACGGTGCGCGGCGCTCTCCGGGTGTAGCGCCGCGCACCGTTTCAACCCAACACCCGAACACTTTTAGGAGCCCCTATGCCCCGCTTTGTAAAAGATGGCCTGACCATCGAAACCGCCATCCCCACCGAGGCCGCTGAGCTTCGCCGTGACGGCTTCAAAGAAGAAAAGGCGCGCACAGCGACCGTCAAGGCCGCTGACAGCAAGACCGAATCCAAGTAACCAACCACCCTCACACCCGGAGGCAACACCATGGCAGTAGACAAGCCCAAGATTGACCTGATTCTTTCCGACCTTGAGAACGAGATTGTCAAGCCGGAACCTTTCGTCGTCGTCCTGAAGGACGGCAAGCGGATCACGTTCAAGGACCCTTTTGATTTCAAGGTGTCGGAGCGTGACGAGATCCTCGGCATTTACGAGGCTGCCCAGCGCGGCGACGCCGACGACCTGGACCTACTGAAGAAGATCCTGTCCACCGAGGACTACAAGCGTTACATTGACGCTGACCTGCCCCTGCGCACCCACGCGGCCCTTGTGGAGCGTGTTATGACGCACTTCCAGGGCGCTCTTGGGAACGCGGGAAACGCGAACGCCTCCGAGAGCTGATCACGCGTTACCGCCCGCAGGTCCGCGCTGACCTCATGAGTGAGTATGGCGTGGATCTTGCGGAGTGGTACGCGGCGGGCCGGTGGGTGGCGTTGCTCGATCTTATTGACGGGCTGCCCACGGCTTGCAGGCTCAACGAGGCGATTGTGAATGACCCGGACGCGGCTAAGGCGATTGCGAACATGCCGAAGTCTTCGGTTGAGTGGTCTCCGCGTGTGGCTGAGTTTGACCTTCATGCCCACCTGTTGCGGGAAGTCCTGCACGCGGTGAAGGGTAACGGTCAGATCGCTATTGCTACTGCCGGTGGGAAGCCCGGCGAACTTAAGCCCTTCCCGGCGCCGCGCACTGAGGTGGAGCGCGCTATCGAGGTTATCGAGCGGGATTGGGCTGAATCTTTCGTCGGTCAGTTCGGGTTTGACCCTAAAGACATTTAAATAGAGGAGCCCCCATGCCCGTAGTCGGTATAGCTGAGGTTGAGGTCCGGCCCTCGTTCAATGGGGCGCAACAGGCGATTGCCCGGCATATGGGGGCAGCTTCACAGTCTGCGGGCAGGTCTGCCGGTTCCAAGATGGGCAAGGGCATGTCGCAGGGGTTCGCCCCGGAGGCCGCCAAGATCGTAGCCGGGCTTGCGGGTATTATCCCGGCTGCTGGTGCTGCTTCTTCGGCCCTGCTGGCTACGGGCGGCAGTGTTGTTACGCTCGCGTCTTCGCTGTCCCGTCTGGGTGGCGTGGCTGCCCTGGTCCCGGCTGGTCTGATGTCGGTTGCGGCGGGCGCCGGGACTATCGTGGCCGCGTTCTCGGGTATGGGCGAGGCGTTGAAGACTGCCGTTGACGCGGGCGATGCTGTGGCTAAGACTAATCCTCGGCTGGCTGCTATGGCGGTTGAGGATGCTATGCGGTCCATTGCGGACGCTGAGACGAACGCCGCGGATGCCCGCGAGTCCGCTGCACGCAGGGTTGCTGATGCTCAACGCTCGCTGGCTGACGCGGAAGAGGATGCTGCTGAGGCGCGGGAGTCAGCCGCCCGGCGGATCGCTGATGCGCAGCGCGCACTTGCCGAGGCTGTGGAGTCCGCGGCTGAGGCTCAGGTTGCCGCCGCTAAATCTGTGGAGGTGGCTGAGCGTTCGGAAGCTAAAGCCGCCCGTGACGTTATCAAGGCGCAGAAGGAACTTGTCAAGGCCCGCGAGGAGGCGGCCAAGAAGGTTGGCCAAGTCGGGCGGGATCTGCATCACGCAGAGCTTAGGGCTGTTGATACCACACTGGACCACACGAAGGCCGTTGAAGCGTACAACGCGGCAGTGGCCGCCGGACTTACAGGTGAGGAGCTGAAGTGGCGTAAGAACGCCGCTGACAAGGCCAAGAGCGCTGATGAGGGCGCTAAGCTCGCAGTCCTGGAACTGGGCGAGGCGCACAGGAAAGCGCAGTCTGAGGCGGAAGACAGCAACGAGAAGGTTCTTGATGCTGAGCAGCGCCTAGCGGACGCCCGGCAGGCGCAGACTGACGCGATTCAGGACCGCAAGGATGCCCAGGCTGACGCTGTGAAGGCTGAGTTGCGGGGCGCGCAGCAGATCGCTGACGCTCAGCAGTCTGTTACGGACGCCGCGAAGGATGCTGAGAAGTCTCAGCGTGATTCTGCTCGTTCTATTGCGGACGCTCAGCAGGCTATTGCTGATGCGACGAAGGACGCGGGTAAGTCTCAGGCTGATTCGGCGCGGGCTGTTGCTGATGCGTACAGGAATCTTGAGCGGTTGCAGTTGCAGCAGGCGGATAGCGCTGCGTCTGGTGGCGTGAAGGCTGCTGCGGCGATGGACAAGCTCACTCCTTCAGCGCGTGAGGCCGCTAATGCTTTGCTTGCTGTCAAGGATCAGTTGGGGGGTATTCGCCGGATCGCTCAGGAGAACTTCTTTCGGGGGTTCGCCGCGCCGTTACTGTCTCTTGCTGGTTCGGTTATGCCGCAGCTCGCTACTGGTGTCGGCGCTATCGCGTCCGCCATGGGCTCCGGTGCGCAGACGTTCATGGGCGCGCTTGGATCATCGCTGGGCGGCGGGGTTCTTGAGTCGTTACTGATGGGTGTTGCCAAGAGCACTGAGAATCTGAATAAGGCTATCGCGCCGGTTGTGGAGTCGTTCACGACTCTTGGCGTGGTGGGTATGCCGTACATGGCGCGCCTGTCACAGTTCATCGCTGACATTGCTGCCCGGTTCAACGACTTCATCAACGTGACGGCGGCTGATGGGCGTTTGGTGGCGTGGATTGATGGCGGGATTCAGACGCTCAAGGATCTTGGCTCTATCGCGCTGGATGTTGTTGGCGTGTTTGGTTCGATCAACAAGGCTGCTGAGGCGGGCGGGCTCGGCTCTACCGTGTCCGGGCTCGCTGAGGGTATGTCCAGGCTGGACGACATCATGCGGGGTGAGACGTTCCAGACCACGATGACCACCATTTTCTCTGGTGCGGCTCAGGGTGCGGAGGGTTTACGTGGCGCTTTGGATAACATTGCGGGCGCGTTCGTTCGTGGCGCTGGTCCGATGGCCGAATTTATGCGGCTTGGTGGCGAGATTGCCGGGACGTTCATTGGCGGGATCTTTGACGCGTTCTCAGACCCGACGTTCGGCGCCGGGCTCCTGACCTTCATGGGCGGGTTGCAGCGCGGAACGGAAGCTATCGCACCGCTCCTGCCTGGCCTGTTCGGCGGGTTCGGGGAACTTTTGACCGCGCTCGCCCCAATCGCTGAGGTGATGGGGCCTACCCTTATTACGGTCCTGACGGGCATGGCTACGGGGCTGGCTAGGGTTATTGAGTTCCTTTCGCCGTTGCTGGTGGCGTTTGCTGAGAGCCCCTTGGCGGTTGGTGTCCTCATTGGGATCCTGACCCTCGCCTCGATTACGACGGGGATCTTCGCGGCGTCGATGGTTGTCAGCCGGATCATTGTGATTGGGTCCTGGGCTCTTATGGCGGCGCAGTCCATGATTCACGCGGGACGTATGGCGCTGGCTTGGTTTATCGCGCTTGGCCCGATTGGTTGGGTTATCGCCGCCGTCCTTGGGCTGGCAGCGATCATCATCGCCAACTGGGACAAGATCAGTAAATGGACTAAGGACATGTGGGAGAAGCATGTCAAGCCGGTGTTCGATAACCTGTCCAACTTCATCACGAAAGACGTACCGCGAGCTTTTGAGCAGGGCGTGAAGTGGATAGGTGAGGCGTGGGCTAAGCTTCAGGACCTCGCTAAGGCTCCGGTTAAGTTCGTTGTCGATACGGTCATTAACAAGGGCCTGATTGACGGGCTGAACGGGATCGGGAACTTCCTGAACCTTCCGGACATCCCGCACGTCCAACTGCCACGGGGTTTCGCTGCGGGTGGTTACACGGGTGACGGCGGGAAGTATCAGCCCGCCGGTATCGTCCACGCTGGCGAGTTTGTTTTCACTAAGGAGCAGACGCGCAAGGCTGGTGTGTCCAACCTTTACAGGATGGCTGAGTCTTTGGCCGGGTACGCGAAGGGTGGGCTTGTTCACCCGCTGCGGGCCAGCACGGTTTCGCAGCCGTTCCATGGCGGGCACAACGGTATCGACTTCGCGGCTCCGACTGGCACACCGATCATGGCTGCCGGCCCGGGGCGTGTGTCGTCT